AGCAGTGCTTTTAAGAAAGGAGCTAGGTTATGGGCTTCATTAGGGATATGTTTAGCAGCCCAGAGCCGCCACCGCCTGTAAATTATGGGCAGTTACGGCAAGATCAACAGGCAGTTGACCGTGAGGCAGCGCGATTACAAACCGCTCTGTCTCGGCCTGATATGGTTACGCCGTACAGTACAACAACATTCCGCGAAACTGCGCCCGATCAATTTTTAGGAACATATACGCTTGCACCGGAATATGAAGCAATCCGAGGTCAAGAAGCAGGGATTCAGTCTGGGTTGCAGCAATTAGCAGCCGAGCGGTTAAGCCAAGTAGACAGAACGCCATTTACAACAGAGGGATTGCCAGGTGAGCCAGCGCCGTTTACATACGATCAGTTTGGCGCACAACCTACTTATTCAACAGCCGGAGCAACGTATCAGCTTCCCGCTTTTTCTGATCTGAATACTTTTACAACCAATGCTGCCGATCAATTTTTTAATAGAGCCGTTGCACGGCTAAACCCACAGTTTGACCGCGCAGAAACAGCTTTAAGAACTCAGTTAATTAACAGCGGAATTCCAGAAGGCTCATCAGCTTTCAATCAAGAGCTAGAGTTATTCCGGCAACAGAAAAACGATCAACTTGCAGATTTAGCAAGCCAAGCTGTATTTCAAGGGCAAACGTTGCAATCCAACATACTGGGCAACATATTGCAGGGGCGTGGACAGCAATTGCAGGAACTTGGAACAGAGTTTGATGTAGCTCAAGCGCAAAGAGCGCAGACGATTACAGAAGCCAGAGATCAGTACGCATTGGCGCAACAAGCAAGGGATCGAGCTGTAGCAGAACGTTTGCGAGATCGAAATCAGCCCTTATCGGATTTAGCAACTTTGCTTACGGGGACAACTCCTTTCAGCCAAGCAGCGGCAACAAGCCCAGGGCCGTTAGCGCCAGTACAGGGGCCACCCCCTGTTGATCTGGGTTCTCTTGCCGCAGCGCAACAAGCAGACAGACTTGCAAGATTCCAAGGAGCGCAACAACAGCAAGCTACGGCGTTGGGTATACCGACGACACTTCTGGCCGCTGGGATTGGAGCTGGATAATGGTATTACCTCCAAATTTGTTTCGAGCTGACCCGCGTATAGCAAGGCGCACCAAACTGGGAGCGGAACTTCAAGCCCAAGCGTTAAGGCCCATACAGGCTTCTTCTGCTAACCCGTATGGCTTTAACCCGTTAGGCCAAGCAGCTCAACGCCTTGCAGCGGCTCTTGGAAGTAACATTGTCACATCATCCGCAGAACAACGGGAAGCAGAACAGCGAGCGGCGCAAGGGCAAGTTTTAGCTCAGTTGTTAAAGGTGGGCAGTGCCAGACCAAATCAGCTTATTCAAACACAGGTTCCGATGCCTGGGCCAGATTATGCACTAACCCAAACTCAATATTCTATTGCAAATGATGGGACAGAAATACCTACCCTTGATCCAGCCATAATGAAAACTGCTGGCCTTGATCCGGCAATGTATCAGGTGGCTTTGGCTGCTGCTAAAACGAAGGGAGATAAACTGACTCAAGCGGGGCTTGAAAAACAAATAAAAACCCGTCTTGGAGAAATAGGAACAATGCTTTCCACAGATCCTAATAATTCTCAGTTGCTTGCGGAAACCGAACAATTACGCGCTCTTCTTGTCCCAGAAGATGTTGCTAAAGAAACGGTTTCGGAGCAAAGGAGTATAGAAACAGAAAACAGGAAATCCGCTGCTTCGCGAGAAAAAGAACTACGCAAGTTGCGTGAGACAACACAAGTTGTTATAGATAAAAGGCCAGATAGTCCTACCTTTGGCCAACCAATTTCAATTACTAAACAACAATTATTAGACGACATAGAAAGCGCGCAACAGGGCAATCCGCGTGCCTTCGGCGCACCACAGGGGTTGAAAGTTGGTAAAGGTGGAAGGCTTGTTTCTACTGACCCGTTTGATCAAGGCAAAAAAAGTCGGGAAGAATTGGCTAGAGGAAGGCTTGAAACGGCATTTAAGATATCAAACGCCGTAAGATTTGTTGATACCTTAAACGAGCTTCCCCGTTTATCAGGCCTTTTCGGAAAGGCTTCTGAAGTTGTTGGCGGTGTATTAGGTCAACTTCCTATTATTGGAAAAGATTTAGAAAATGCTATTGCAAAAAGATGGACAGGTGGAACGCCTGAGCAACGGGCAAACTTTGTGCAAGGCGCTAGAAGAATAATCCAGAGTATGATTGCTGAAATGACTGGCGAAGAAAGTTCAAGAATTTCCAAGTCTGAATTAGACATTACAGAAAGTGCGTTACCACTTATTAATTTAGATGCAAGCCCAGATCAAATTATAGGAGCGGTGCGATCAGCAGTTAGATCCTATGTTGTATATTTGGCAAAGGCTGATTTGGCTTTAGCCAATAACCGCTTGCCGCTAGACAACAAAGAGGCGATAACGCCTTACATTAAGCAACTTGGGTCGTTAGGATTTGATGCAAACGAGATTGCTAATATTATGTTCGACATTAAGGTAGCGTACAGACTTCTTCCAGATTTGACCAATAAGAAGGGGGCGAATTAATGTCTAGCGTTGACGTAGATGCAGCGTTTGGTGCGTTCCAAAAACAACAGCAACAATCTGAAGTCGACGTCGATGACGTTTGGAAAAAATTTACAACCAACGAATTAACGGAGAGCATTGATAAGATTACTGGAGGGCCTGGGTTAGAGGATTTTGGTGTTCGCGCAGAAATTCGCGCTTTTTACAGGCCCCAGACTGCCGCTGAAGCTAATAGCGTATTTCGCAAAACCTACCCAGACGGAGAAATAATACGCGATCCAGATGATAAACAATTATATTTCCGCATTGGTAAAGATGATGACTTTAGAAAATTAGACCCTGATATGATTTCTGACTCAGGACGCCTGCGTGATTTGCCTTTTGATATTGCAGAATTTGCAGCAAGAGAAGCCCCTGTTTTACTGGGAGAGTCAGCAGCATTTTTGACACCAAACCCAATAAGCGTATTAGGCGGCGCAACAAGGGCGTTTTTAGGAGGAGGAACTGGTGAGCTTGTGAGGCAATTATCACAAGTTTTAAGTGGCAAAAAAGAACCTGAAGGTATGTTTGAAGAAGCTGCTAAAACAGGTTCTTTTGCTGCGGGTGGACAACTTGTTGCACAACCATTTATTCGTGGCGTTCAAATGCTTAGAGGCAGAAAACTAAACCCTGCTATGGCGATTGACCCAACCGCAGGACGGGCTATTGCAGGCGAGACCCGTCAAAATTTACTTCCGGTATCGCCAGGTCAGATTGTAATTAATCCTATAGTCAAGAAATTAGAAGTTATGGGGCGACAGTTTAGCCCATCTATGATTGAGTTTTTTCAAAGCCAAAAAAATGAAGGTGTAAAAAAATTTAGGAATATTGCCTCTGACTTGGACGAAAAAGGTGAAGTTGTAAAGGAAGCGCCTGTTAATTTATCTGTTGCTTTAAGAAATGCCACAGATGAAGCAGAACAACAAATATTTCGCCCTCTTAGCAAACAATACCCAAATTATAAGGACATGACATCAGCTCAAGCTGGCAAACAGATTTTAGGCGGCGTTGTTAAGTGGGATGAGTTAGCAAGGAGGCAAGTCAATGCGGCTTACAACGAAGCCAGACAGGCAGCAACGCCAAAGTATGATGTCACAAATATGAAGTCTGCCGCTAAGGTTGTGCTTAGTGGGGTCAAAATTGCCACAAAACCACAATTAGTTGCCGGAAAAATATTGGATCAGTACGGCGATCCCATTCCAAAAACTGTTGTAGAAAAAAGACGTGTAGGTAAATTAAATAAAGAGGTTAAAGAAGCTGCTCAACTCATTAGAGATATGGACACTAATTTGCCGGTTGTGAACGGCGACGATGCAACAGAGCAGCTAAGTAAGTTACGCAATACTCTTTGGGACGCAAAAACTCCCGCTGTTGGCGATGTTATTAGGCAGGAAAATAGAGATGCGCTTGTTTTATACAATGCTCTTACTAAGGTAATGGACAATCCCATAGTAGATGCAGGAGATACTCAAGGATTGTGGAAAAAAGCAGCGCAGCTTGCGAGTCGACGGTTTGCTGTCTTGGATAAAGCGGTTATTGGTCAAATAATTAGAACGAAGGTTAAAGGTGGCGAAAGTCAATTAGCGCGATCTTTGGTTAGCGCTGGGAAACAAAGCGATATAGACGATCTGAAAAGTTTACTGCCTAAAGGAAAATTTGATTCTCTACGCACTTTTGTTGCCGGAGAATTGGTGCGAGACCCCACTAAAATTAAAAGCATGGACGGAGATGTGCTAAATTCGTTGTTTGGGCCGCGTCAAATACAAGACTTTCAAAGTATGGCAGATGACGTAGCCAAGCTAAGAACATCTGAAATGGCGCAAATATTTGCGGATAATATTTCAAACAGACAGGCGACACTGGAGTTTCTTAAAAAGGCTCAACCTGCACAAATGGATGCGTTTATAAAAACTGTAAAATCAAGCCCTGCTATAGTCAAAGAAATAAAAACAACGATATTAGACGCGATAGGTAATGCTTCGTATGATAAAAATAAAAAGTTTAACTTTGACCAATTTAGCAATGCAATTAACGATTTGAGGGACAGGGGTTTATTTAGAAAAAATGGCTTGTGGACACCAAAGGAGATGCAAGCAATAAATGATTTTAGGGGTTATTTTAATAGAATTGCTGGCCCTTCGTCCCAAGATGCAGGAGTATCTTTAATGGCCGCTCAAGTTATTAGCCCAGCGCAATTTGGTAGAGGAGAAAAAAGCGTCAGCACGATTGCAATCGAATTAATGCACCAGATAGCATTGACTGCCGGATTGGGCAAAATATTACTAAGTCGGCCAGTTAGCAAATTTTTGCGGGGGCAAGCGCAAAAAAAGAATCCAAGAACGGGAGAGCCAGAAGTACTTTCCTCTTTGGGAACAAATCAATTACGAGGATTTATAGCCGCCGCAACAGCCGCAGCTTTTGACGAACAAGAAGAGGAGATTGAATAATGCCTTGGAGTGGTGGATCATTTACTAGGACAAACGGCGTCCATACGGGGTCTACCCTATGGGCGCAAGATCGGGATGCCGGAACAAAAATACTGGCTTCAAGACACGATACACACGATCAGGATTTAGCTGATGGCATTAACTCAACGCTTGAAAAGAGCGGGAGCAACGCTGCTACAGGTAATCTTAATTTAGGCAGTAATCGCCTGACAGCCGTTGCAGATGGTACGGCGACAACTGATGCGGCTACGGTAAATCAACTGCAAAGCAACGCACCCGCTTTCCAGGCAACAGATACGGGTACAGCCAATGCGTATGTTATTGCCCTGTCACCCGCTGTAAGCGCATATGCTGCTGGGCAAACATTTACCTTTAAGGCAGGGGCGGCTAGCACTACGGCATCAACGTTGAACGTCAACGGACTCGGTGTCAAAGCAATTAAAAAGTTGCATGACCAGGACATTGCATCAGGTGATATTGAAAGCGGCTCCATTGTAACGGTTGTTTACGATGGCACAAACTTCCAGATGACAAGTCAACTCGCAACAGAAGCCGGAGGAGTCGCCTTAACCGGAAGCACTGCAAATACTGTAACAACAGTTACCGGAGCGGATGCAATCACAGGCGAGGCTAAATTATTATTTGACCCGCCAACTCTTACCATTGGCAATGCCACGGCTGAAGATACCAAAATTGTGTTTGACGGCAATGCCCAGGATTACCATGTTGGCCTCGATGATTCATCCGATAGTTTTACAATCGGCCTGGGAACAACACTTGGGACAACCAGCCATATTGTAAGCAATGCAAGCGGCCAGGTAACAATGCCGTTGCAAGCCATGTGTTTGGTGCGGTCAGGTGGAGCAACCAACGTCACAGGCGACAACACGCAATATGTAATGACTTTTACAACCGAGATTTATGATATAGGCGGTGTATTTAGTTCAGCAACGTTTACCGCACCTGTTACAGGCAAATATCTCTTTACTGCAAAAACATACATTTCGGGTCTAACCGCCTCGCATGATCGGGGAAGTTTTGGCATTGTGACATCAAACTACACTGATGGGTATTGGTTCTTTTTTGGCAACCCTGGAGCCTTGAGAGACAACAATAATGCTATTCTTATAAATGGTTCAATCGTTGCCGATATGGACGCGAGTGATACCTGTCAGGTAAAGTTAACTATTGGTGGCGGAAGCCAAGTAGTTGATGTGGGGGGCGCAGATACTCAATTTAGCGCCACGTTATTAGCGTAAGGGGAAGATTATGGCATATACACTTACAGATGCTCAAATTTCTATTTTGCGAACTGAGATTCCTGGCAACAGTATCCAGCACTATGTGGATACCGTTTGGGATGCGGCAGAAGCTACCGCAGAAAATTCTGGCAATGCGGCTGTAGAGGCTAAAATTTCTGGAATCGCAAGTACAGCAACTTGGGCAAAAGTACGGGTTGAGCGTGACCGTCTTTTAGCAGAGACAGATTTTTTTGCTTTGTCTGACGTTACAATGTCCTCTGAAATGTCTGCTTATCGGCAATCTCTTAGGGATATTCCGGCAAATAACAGTGATCCTTCGGCAGTGTCTTGGCCTGTGAAACCATGACCGATGACAAACGCACTGTAGCGTCAGCTCATCACAGAGTTGACCAGCTTATGATAGAAGTGCGGGAGCATCTGGCTGTATGTAGCGCGGAGTCAAAAACGCAAAATGCACGGCTCAAACGATTGGAGACATTAGTTATCAGTAGCGGCGGGGCGTCTATCGTTTTGCTTGTATCTTTACTGGTAAGATAATGAATGGAAATTACTCAATTCATAAAATTGCTCGAAACCCTGGGCATACCTGTGGCGGTGGGAGCTGTCTCAGGTTATATGTTGTTTTGGATTATTCGATGGGTTCTGGTAAAGTTTTCCAGTGATTTCAACAGCCAGCTTGATAAAGGGCTGGCAAATATTGATGAGGAGATACGCGACACACGGGCGGAGCTGGTAGAAACCAAGAAATTAATTGTCCGGCTTATTGATAGAGTGAGGCTTTTAGACCAATCGTTGTTAGAGCATGATGCTGTTGCCCGAACAATTTGGGGGATAGACCCCGCCATAGAACGTCCAAGGACACGGGCAGAGAGAAGAGAAGAGTTAGAAGAAGAATTGCGTAACATAGGAAAAAACGGGGACTTATGATTTCACTAGAGCATTTAATTTACCATGAAACGGGAGAAGCAATCGGGCGGCACCATGATGAAGTCATTTGTATGCGCCCTTTTGGCCCTGCGATTGGACATTCAACAATTCCGCAACAAATTATAGACGCTTTTAACGCTGACATTGATGCCGGAACGAAAGGGCCGGATTGGAGTGATAAACTTGTCGGTAAAGTAGACAAAGAACATCTCATACCCACTGACATTTTACAGCCCCATGCAAAATACTTTACTGATGTAGCATTGCGCTATGTGGACAACTATGCAGAGCGGCACTGCAAACCATTGCCCGAAAACATCAAGCCTATGGTGACAATACAAAGTGCATGGTATGTACAGCAAAAGGCGGCGGATTTTAATCCTGTGCATCTGCACACCAACGCAGAGCTGTCATGCGTAGGATATCTAAAGATGCCGGATGATATTCAAAACGAATGGGCAGAAGATGACAAAGACCATTACCCCGCAGCGGGTCACATTGAGTTTTTGCATGGCAGTCCCACGTTTTTGAATCGTTCTGCTTTCATGGTGCGCCCCAAGGTCGGAGACTTTTTTATATTCCCCGCTGATTTACCGCACACTGTTTATCCTTTTAAGTCGGCAGGGGAAAGGCGCAGTTTTTCAATGAACATTATATTGGCAGAGCAAGAGGTAAAAGATGGCGACTAACCAAGAAGCACGGCAAGCCGCTATTCGCGGAGTTACAAGCACTACTGGCACTTATGATGAGGACTGGGTAGCGTTGTTCACAGAAAGGAGCGCTCCCGCTGGCACTTACAATGAAAGGTTGTTGAGTTATATTAACACTAAACTTTCAACGAGTTTTACTAATCTCAACGACGCCATGCAAGCGTTAGCGGCAGATCAAAGCGCTGACAACTTTAGCTCTATGGGAACGTTTACACCATGACCACAAATCAGGAGGCGAGGCAAGCGACTTGCAGAGCAAGTGCCAGCAGTTCTTTAACTGTAGATGGTGATTGGATGGCTCTTTGCGATGCCGCGGGAATTACAGGCACGATTAATGAGCGGTTGCTAAAATACTTCAACGGGTCTTTGGGCGCAACATGGGATTTAGCCTCATGGGATGAGGTGTCATGGGACGGCACTGATGGCAATCACACCAACATTAACGAAGCTGCCGCCGCTTTTGCTGAGTCTAACGGCATTACAGGCCCAGGCAGTTTATTTTCTCAACTAGGATCGTTTTGAAAATGGATGATGATATAGGCGTTCCAGATAAACTGTCATGGCAACAAAACAGACGACGTCTGGCATATATTGCTATGACTGCAATGATTGTCACCATAGCGGCATCCTTTATTTGGCCTGAGAGAGCCGCACAGATTCCTGCCGCTGAAATGATTTATATATCATTAGCCGGAGTGATTATGGCGTTTTTCGGTGCTGATGCCGTGGTAAGCAGAAAGGCTAAATAAATGCTCACGTTACTCGGTAGTGTTTTAGGTTTTGGAACTTCGATTGTTCCAGAGGTTTTAGGTTACTTCAAACAAAACCAAGCCAACAAACAAGAGCTAGCAATGTTAGCAGCAAAGGCTGAATATGCCGCCCAACTGTCTGAATTAAAGTTGAAGGAACTTGATGCCGAGGCGGATATTGAAGAAACGAAAAGCCTTTACGCCCACGATTCAGCCCTGGCAAAACAGGGCGGCTGGATTGTCGCCTTACAAGCCAGTGTAAGACCTGTAATTACATACCTCTTTATGGGCGCATTTTTAGCCGTTAAGGGGTCTTTGATGTATAGCTTGATAGATAACCAGGGAATAGACTGGACAACGGCCCTTGACGTTGTATGGGACGCTGAGACACAAGCTCTGTTTGCTGCTATTATGTCTTTTTGGTTTGGTAACAGAGCAATGGGAAAAGCAAGAGCATCTATAAGTAAGAGGTAAAAATGACTAAAGGTTTGTATTACAACATAAACAAAAAGCGTAAAGAAGGAAGGCGGATGCGGGAAAAGGGTGATCCTGGTGCGCCAACAGATGCAGCGTTTCGTGCAGCGGCTAAAACGGCAAAGAAAAAGCCTACAAAAAGGCGCAAAGCATGAGCGTTGAGCGAGCCGGTGAACGTTTCTCCGGCTACAACAAGCCTAAACGGACACCTGGAAAGTCCAAAAAATTTGCCGTTCTTGCTAAACAGGGCGATAAAATTAAACTTATTCGGTTTGGTGATCCCAATATGACGATTAAGAAAAACAACCCAGAACGCAGAAAGTCGTTCCGCGCAAGACACAAGTGCGATACCTCGCCGCCCTCCAAGCTAACAGCGCGATATTGGAGTTGTAAGAAATGGTGAAGCTATGAAACTCACGCCGCATTTTAGTTTAAGTGAACTCACAAAAAGTCAGACTGCTTTGCGTATGGGTTTGGACAATAATCCAAACGAAGAACAAATGGAAAGCCTTTTGGCGCTATGCGAGAACGTTCTGGAACCTGTGCGGGTTCACTGGGATAAGCCTGTTGTAGTCAACTCAGGGTTTAGGGCATTGCCTGTGAATCGAGCCATTGGCAGTAAGGATACGAGTCAACACGCGAAAGGCGAGGCTGCTGACATAGAGATTCCTGGTGTAGACAATCAGGATTTATACAGATGGATTGCTCAATCGCTTGAGTTTGACCAATTAATTTTAGAGTTTTACACAGGCGAACCGGCCAGCGGGTGGGTTCATGTCAGTTATGTGGGCGACGATAACCGCAACGAAACATTAAGAATCTCAAAAAGCGGCATTGTAAAAGACACATTTGAGAAAAAAGCGGCGTAATTACTCAATAATTTTAATTACCTGATATCGGCCATCTGCCCCCTTTTCTACGAATACTTTCCGTTTTTCACAGGAATAACGTGTTCCGATATTATCTTTATCGCGCCATCCGTTACGTTTGAGTGTGCGTTTCATCGAGAGGCACCCTGCCATGCCCAGCTTCTCCCATTTGCCTTTTACATCGTGATGGCCCATATATTCAATGGGGACACCTTTTAGATACAAAATTAATAAAAATAACGTTTCCACCATACTAATGCCCGTTGCCGTTGGCCTTTATTGCCGATATTTCATCTTTTAATTTATCCAGTTTAACTTCAAGAGATGAAATCCGTTTCTCATAAAATTCTAGCGTCAAGGCTTGTTGCTGGTCAAATGGTGCTTTTCCCCCTTCAATATTGGCCGCAAGTTTATCAAATTCTCTACTAAGATGTTCGATTAGCATAAATTGCTCACTGTCAGCCGGTAAACTGCCCAACTCACCTCGCGGCCATTTGATGCGAAATTCCGTATTCTTTTCCAAATCAGATTTCACAAGGATTTGATTTGTTTCCATTTTATTTAAGCGTTCCTGAACACCAAACCATGCCCAAACTCCAATAGCTACAGCCGAGACAATACTAATTAAATTGCGGATTGGCATTGCAAATCGGGTGTTATCGTCAAGTTCTTTACTGTCAGCCATAGTTTTTCTCTTGAAGTAACTCAAACAATATTGATACCATCATCCTGCATTCGAGAAATGGTCTCCCCGCAGACCCGTCCACGGCATCTTTTCTCTCCCTTATCCAGTGCCGTGGGCGGTGCGGTGTCCCTTAAGTCAAATTTTTGATGTTTTTATTCCAAACTGCAAGTTTTTGTAGAAGGTCAGCATATCCCGCAATGTCTTCTTTAGCCACACCGGTCGCTTGATCCTTGCGGAACACTTGGAATCAAGCTAGCCTCTCGCTGTTAGGTTTAGGTTAAGAAGAGGTTGCTGTTAGCGCAGCGGCCTCTTTTTTTGATGGTCGGTATATTTGGGCTTGGACACGTCCATTGGTGGTTTTTGCACCGACTCTGAAACAAGTTCGTAAACCTCCTCGACACGCGCCCTCCGTTTCACCCGCTTATCGCGAATGGAAACGATTTCTCGAATCCGTCCGCAAGTGTAACGCCTGCCGCTGACGAGTTGCCAGTGACAGCCTGCCGCAATCAAAAAGACACGATCTGAAGTTCTGTCCTTTTTTGACAACTTCAGCCATCGTGCCAACGTTGGCCCCGTCCGCCTGAACTTCCGCGGATACAGTAGACCGTTGTTTAACGGCTCACGCTGTCCGTATTCATTACAAGTATGATAATGCTTCCATTTGATATTGCACGCGAGCAAAGCATACTTAATCTCACTAGTGGAGGTTCCAGTAATACTTTGGCGTCCGGTATTCTTTCGGATGAGCCTTGCGGCCTCACCAGTCGTTAGATCAGTAAGGGCTGAAATTACGGATGGGCCGCAGAATCGGTTTTTGTCGGGGCCATCCGTGATAGCTCGTAATTTTAACTTCATCACACACTCCTTTGTGCGCGAGAGAGCTAACCTGATTCACAATGTCAAAGAACAAACTAAGCTACTAAACTCCATTATTATACCATGCCCGATTTTAAGAATCGGCTGAAACCCGCAGAATCCATAGGTTTCAGTAGATTCAAAAAATTAAGTCATTGAATTATAACAAAACAAAATTGTGGATAACTTGAAAAAAACGCTTTTTTCGGATTTTGGGTTTTTTCAGATTAACCGCGAAAATCGTCCGGCGATCACCTACCTCATGCCACTTTGCCACACCGCCAGCTTTTGCAACAGATCGGCATATCCGGCAATGTCTTTAGCGTGATCCTCTTCTGTTTCATTGCCTTCTTTAGAACGAGCGACTTTAAGTAAAATGCACATTCGGGCCACATCCGTTTCCGTTAAATCAATGTCCAAATAGGCACCCCACAAACGTGCAATCCGCCGATGAGTTGCGTGATATCCACCATGTGTTTCATGCCTTTGTTTGATTGCCTCTTCAGCATCCCGTAATATTGTCATTTGTATTTGCCCGTTTCATTTCCCCAGGAGTCCCATCCATCCCGATGTTGACGGGCAAACATTTCTAAATACGGCCCTGCAACCAGCTTTTCTATACATGAATATGTTTCATCTGGTTTTCTACTATGCTCCCGTCTTGGGGCTGTAATAACCTGACTTATCCCTGCGTTTACACGCTTTGGTTTACCATGTGTAGCTATTAAGCAAATTTCGGCTTGTTTTCGTGTCCAGTACCCCATGCCAATGGAAGGCTTTACCCAAATAAAACCTATTGTTTTGTAAATAAAACCCCATGCTTTTATTAGATTAATGGCTGTTTGTAGGTGGGAGTCCACAACCCACATAAATAACGCACAATCTTTTGCAGCGCTTTCCATTACAGGCAATTCAGCCAGTTCATCAAAATTCATTGTTAAATAGTACGGAGAACGTCCTTTACCTTTTTGGCTCCAAGTGCGGAAGTCCCAGGGCGGATCAGTCAAGATAGCCCCATATTTTTTGCCCTCAATCATTATTACCCCGCGAGCTTAAATATTTCTTTGCGGCATCGTTTACACACCCGCTCGTTTTTTGATTCACTTTCAAATTCTTTTTGACCTCTGCATAGCGGCCCAAGACATTTTAGAATAAACTTACGGTCGTGACGCCTTTTGCCAACGCCCTCGAATCTATCAACAGTCGTTCTATCACTCATCGCACTTCAACTTTCCCATGCTTGTTTGTAATCTATGCACTCAAAAACTCCTTTTTTTAGACTTAGTTTCATCCCAATTTCGCAAGGATATCCCAGTTCTTCATAACGTGATTTATGGACAATCAACCGAGCGGCGGTGTTTCTTGCGCCATAATCATCAGTAAATTTATCGCGGTGAATGCTCATCACTTGATCGGCTTTATTGGCCCAGTGCTGTGATCCGGCAATACTGCTATATGTGATCTGTTCCCTCACCCCAGCTCCCAACGGTTTTGCCGGATGAGCTAGAATCTGTAGATGCAGATTACAGGCCTTTGCCAGGTAAGTGCATTTATCAAGACAACTGCCAATCCAACTGGTTTCGGTTTCGTTTGAAGAATTGTAACTGGGTACGATCATATTCCAGGGGTCTATTGATGCCGCACTGATCCCATAACGGGCGTAAGCATTGTTGACCGCATCACATAACCACTCAAATCCTGGTGAGTTTTGAGGATGGTGGATAAATAGAAAATGATCTTCAATCCAATCGTCTGCCTCTTTTTTTTCGGCATCTGACATTTCCATTTCTAATTTTCCCCAATAAGCGCTTCTCAGATTGCGCCGGACAAAGGGCTTTTCCCGTGTTTCCATTGACATCAGGGCAACCCGAATATCGTAGCGCCGGACAATCTGCGCCCATAGTTGCTGAGACAAGTGTGATTTGCCGTGTCCAGGCCAGCCGGACATAATAGATAGACAGGTCGGTGATATTTTGAGTCGGTTTTCCCATTCAAGCCATCCAGACCATAACGTCATCTGCGGCGGTTCTGGTATTTCCGACAGCCTAAAAATGCCACTGATCGGATACTCTTTTACTGCCTCGCGTAAATAGAGTGATAAACCTTCTGCGCCCCACTGTATTAAGGCATCATTGGCGTCCTTGATGTCTGGCGGCCAATCAACCCAGTGACAGCTTGCCACGCCGAGTATCGTTGCAATATCAGCCCGTAGATGTCGGCCAGGGTCATCGTTATCAGTAACGATTATGAAGCGTTTACACTGACTCAAACCCTGGCTACACGCATCGATCATATAACCATAGCGTTTAGCGTCTTGGGGGTTTTCGCTGGCATTTGCGGGTGCGCCGCCTACGACTGATAATACTGAATCAGCCGGAATTCCTGCTTCAATCAGTGCAAGGGCATCCATTTCTCCTTCCACAATGTAGACCTCATCCAACGGCCCTTGCAAGACTGCGGCCTGATTGTAAAATTGTTGAGTGCCGCCGCTGACTTGGCGAAAAACCTTGTCATGCAGACTCCGCGCTTTCCAGTTAACGATCTGCCCCGCATTGTCTAAGTAATTGAAAATTATAGATATTTTGTTGGCGTCACCAAACGATATAATCTCTCCGCCAACGTTCATTGCCCGAAGAGTTTCGGGGCTTATTTTTCTTCTCATTGCCCACTGAATTACTTCCTGATCTAGCCTCATCAAAATTTCCCCGATAGCCGCCGCGCCACTGACAATGGTGGCAGAAAAATAACACCTCGGTGCCGCGTTTTGTAATTGACAGGCTTTTGTCCTGCTTGTTTTTTCGCTGATCTGAACAACGTGGACACCGATATTTCCTCGACCCTGCCGAATGTGTCGCTATCCTTGCGATTTCTGCGTTATCCTCTCTCCAGCCCATATTCTGCGTACCTTTTTCCGTTTTTATATTTCATACGAGTTTCTATTTGCATCCCTTCTTTTCTCAAATCGTCAATCCTTGCGGCAAGGCGAAAACAAGAAAAATTTTCAAGCGCATCGAGCGCCGTGAGAGGCTTGCCCGTTTGTAACCATTCTTTAATTTGCATCGTTTGACTCATGTCCTTCCCCTTCTTCAATTTGTTAATTATTAATCTTATAAATTCTTATTTTCACACTGGGTTGCGTTGCATATTTCTTTGAAGCAATCAGTTGTGCAACCAACTTATCATCTGAAATCGGCAATCGATAACCGCATATGGAATCCAGAACAGCTTTAATGAGGTTGTCAAGATCAGGCTTGATAGCGTGTACGCTGGGCGGTTCCAGCAATGCCGCTCTGCCCTTTTTACTCATGCTTCGAGGCGGTTGAAAAAAGAACTCAATACACACCCGCACGGGTTCTTGTAACGACTTTCTCCCTGTCATTTCAACAAACGCAATTTTGCGAATTTTGTTTTCATATTCCCGCGTTTTTTGGGGCGTGTAAACGTGACCGGATCGCGTGACGCGGGGTCTGCCCTTCGGGACAGGGGTTCCCGCGATATCGAAACTAAAAAATGGAGAGTCAGCCAATTCGCTCTCCAGCAACAATTTTGTCATGGGCGTCCAGCCAGCGTTGAACGTCTGATTCATTGCCGCCCACCGCAATCACTGCCTTAATAATCGCTTGAGCTTGAATACTTC